TGTAATTGCCCCCAGTCGTCGTGAAGGTAAGTCCTGCGCCACTTGCATCAGTCGGCGTCCAAGCCCCCTCCTCATAGTCATCCAGCGTGTTGGCGTTGGCAGAGGCTACTTGAGTTGCGGGGAAGGTGATGCCAGAGGCAAGTTGCAGAACTCCGCCGCTTGCGTTGACGGAACTGAGGCCCATGCCAATCTTGCCGCCGTTGACATTCAACAGCATATCAATGGGGGCACTTGTACTTCCAACAACGGAATCCAGTGACAAAACAGAAGTGCTGTTGGAAATTAGCCTTAAGTTTGCGTATGCGCCATTGGCGTTCCCAATCATCAACCGTGCGTCGGTTGAAACAGATTGACTGTCTGCTATGCGGATTGACGCAAAACCGTTACTTTCGCCGCCAGCGGGGCCAACAAACTGCAACCCTTGAGCGCTGTAAGTGGCAGTGTTGTTGTTCCAGAGCCGTGGATTCCCATCCCCATCAGACAGCACGATGTAGTTGTTGGCAGTGCGGATGTCGAGGCTATTTTGGTTGCCGCTATATCCGCCGAGGATGGAGTTCTTTGTACCAGAAGTAACCAAGTAGCCAGCCCCAAAACCGCCAGTGGTAGTGCCAATAAAAGTGTTTCCACCACCTGTTGTGTTGTAGCCAGCATATTCACCAACAAACGTGTTCCCACTTGCCGTTGTGCTAGAAAAACCAGCAAGGTCACCAATGTAAACGTTATAGTTTCCTGTTGTTCCGTTGTAACCAGCCTGTCTACCAACAAAAACGTTTTGCATTCCCGTCGTATTGCTATACCCCGCCTGATAACCAACAGCGGTGTTGTTAGAGGCTGTGGTGTTATTTAACAGAGCCTGAAGGCCCATTGCGGTGTTAGATCCACCGGTGGTTAATTTTTGAAGCGCCTGAACACCAACTGCAACATTATAGTTGCTGTCTTTTCCGCTATCACCCATCGCCAAGTAGCCAATAGCTACATTGAACGAACCAGTGCCGGAATACAAAGCATACATCCCAAGAGATGTGTTTTGCGTTGCGATGCTTTGCCCAAACTGGGATTGAAAACCAACTGCCGTATTTGAGGTTCCGGTTGTATTGCTATAAGCCGCCTGATAACCTACAGCAGTGTTGTTAGATGCGGTGGTGTTGGAACGAAGGGCTTGGAACCCAAGTCCCGTGTTATAAGATCCCGTGGTGTTATTAGACAGCGTGGACCCGGTAGCGCCGTCCCCGCCACCAACAGCAGTGTTAAAAGTACCGGCTGAATTGCTGTATAGCGTGAACCAACCAATCGCCGTGTTATCGCTGGAAGTGGTGTTGCTATAAAAGGACTGATAACCTAGGGCGGTTATCCTTGACCCGCTTATGTTGCTATAAGCCGCCTGATACCCAACAGCGGTGTTGCTAGAGGCGTAGGTGTTGGAGCGCAGTGAATCCGTACCGACGGCCACATTAAAAGTCCCCGTTGTGTTTGCCGTAGCAGCAGCATAACCAACCGCTGTATTGTTAGACACGGTGGTTGCAGTTAGTGCGCCGCTGCCAACCCCTACGTTATTGTTGCCAGATGAGTTAGCATATAAGGCCGCACCTATAAAAGCATTTCCGCCGCCAATAGCCGTGTTGCCATTGCCGTTGTTGGTGTACCCCGCTTGGTATCCAAGCGCAGCTAACCCCGTACCAGTCGTATTGCTATACCCAGCCTGATAACCGACAGCAGTGTTGTTGGAGGCGGTGGTGTTGGCATTTAACGCGGTAAAACCAACAGCCGTGTTGTAATTCCCGCTAGTATTAGACTGTAAGGAATTTGCTCCAATAGCAGTGTTTTGGGTTCCGGTGTTAACCGCTAATGCATAGTGCCCCAAAGCCGCGTTCTGGTCTCCAGCAGCGCCATATAAAGCGCGATGACCAACAGCAGTATTATATTGTCCAGTTGTTATGCTATATCCAGCTACATATCCAACGGCAGTGTTGTAAGAGGCGGTGGTGTTGGAGGCAAGTGCTTGATAGCCAATTCCTACATTGGAAGCACCAGTTGTGTTTGCATACAAAGTCTCATAACCAACTGCTGTATTGGTGGAGCCGGTGGTATTTGTGTAAAGTGTGTTCCTACCAACAGCAGTGTTGTAATTTCCACTAGTATTGGAAACAAGAGCATTTTCAGCAAAGGCGGCATTTGCCAAGCCCGTTGTATTAGCCGCCAAAGCACTCGCACCCACCGCAGTGTTGGTAGCCACAGCACCTGCACCACGGCCTACGGTGACGCCGTTAACCACCTCATCCTTGATGAAGGTCACAACCCCCGTCGAATCCGCAATCGACATCGCAGCCGTACCATCCTTGGCCTTGATGTTCGTGACTTCGAGGTTGGTCAGGTCAAGCGTTATGACGTTAACGGTTCCATTGAAGGTTGTGGTCGTTCCGTTGCTAGATCCAATCGTGATTGTCGTTGTAGAACCGCTTACTCCACCTGTACCGATGTTGATCGTCTTGGTGGTGGCGTTCTCCGTCGCACCTGAACCGATGTTTAGAGTATGAGCCTTCGTTGATTGGTCGAGAGTTATAGCCCCGGTTGCGGCGGTGCCGCCCAACACAAACGTGCCAGTGGTTTGAGAAGCGCCAAGAGAGATGTTTTGGGTTGTCGCGGAAAGCGTAAACGCTTTGGAAAAGTCAGTTGCGCCAGTGGAGTCAGTCAGCACCGCGACCGCTGTACCGTCATTAGCCTTAATGTTAGTGACTTGTAGGTTAGTAGCAGTCACCAGTGGTGACAACACCGACGTTCCAAAGTAACCCGTGCGCGGGCGCGTCGCGCCGCTCGCACCGATGTCGAACGTGTTGTCGGTGAAGATCACATTGCTGTTCACCGTCCCAGGCACCGTGATCAAGTCGGCCGAAGCATCGCCCAAGGCCACCGCACCGTTCAAAGTCGTCGCACCGGACGCGGTCAGCGTCGTAAACGCCCCAGTGGACGCGGACGACGCACCCACCGTCGTCCCATCAATCGCCCCGCCGTTGATGTCCACGAAGTCAAACATCTGGATGACGTTCGTGCCGTCCACGTACAAGTGCGCCTTGCGTCCGTTCGGGACCGTGATGCCCGTGCCACCAGAGGTCTTGACCGTGATGCTCTGCGAACCCGTCGTGTTGTTCTGGACGATGTACTGCTTCTGGATGGTAGGCACCACCAGCTCGCGCGTACCCGTCAAACTCACCGCCGACGTCACGTTCAACACCAGCGCCCGCGCCGCCTGAGCGGCGTTCGTGTCGGTGTACGTCAAAGTGAGGTTGGCATCCGAAGCAAAACTCGGATTGCCATAGCCTACGATGGCCTGCTCAAGCGCCGTTCCAAGGTTGGTGTTGGTGATCGTGCCCCACGTGCCGGAGTTTTCCCCGGTCGCCATGATCTCGATCTTTAGGTTCGTGGAGTAGGTGCTTGCCATGCTCGTTTCCTTTACGTTGTGATCTGCGTCCAGACCACCGTATTGCCGTCAACGACAGCTACCCAGCCCGGAGACTGTGCACTGCCAACATTCTGCCACCCAGGCGTCTGACTGTCATCCACCGCAGCCCACCCAGGCGTCTGTGAGTCGCTAACCCCCTGCCAATTCGGCGTCTGATCGTCATTGATCACGCTCCAAACCAGCACCGGCGTCAAAAGAGCCGTGGCCGATACGCCTATCACCAACACGTCGGCGTTCGCGGCTACCGTCACACTGCCCACGGACCCCGTGGCCTGCAAGCCTGTGACCGTGACGTTGCCCTGACCACTGATTGTGACCGTGCCCACGGCTCCGGTGGCAGCGACGCCCGTCACCAGCACATCTGCATTGGCTGTCGTCGCAACCGACCCAACAAAGCCCGTCGCAGAGACCCCAGTCACCAGCACATCTGCATTGGCCGCAACCGTGACGTTGCCCAACTGCATCGTGCCCACAACGCCCGTCAAAAGAATATTCGCGTCGCCAGTTACCGCAACCGTGCCCACGGCCCCAGTGGCTGACACGCCGATAACTACGACATCCGCATTCGCTGTGACCGTAACCTGGCCCAGCAAGGCGCTCGCAGAGACGCCTACCAGGGTGACATTTGCATCACCCGTCGTTGCAACCGATCCGACCTCGCCCGTGCCAGTGGGAAGAGCCGCAAGGCTCTCGCCCCACGGATCGTCACCCCAGCCTACGCCGGAAGCATTCCACCCTTGGAACGCAACGGTTGCATCAGCCACCTACACTCCTTAGGCAATCCGAATGATCGCACTGGTCGAGTCGGCAGTGGGGAAGATGATCGTGAACGTGCCGTTGGTCGAGGTCTTCGCCCCGCCAAAGTCCAGAATACAGACCGACGGGTCGCCCGCCGCCGAGTCGTTGTAGATCATCGCGCCAAAGGCCGTGATCGTCGCACTCGTAAACGACAGGTCCGCGAAGTCCGTGAACGCAGTCGTCCCCGAACTTGTGGGCGTCACGTTAGTCAGCGCCCCGCCCCCGGCTGCGTATGTGCCCGAAGCCGCAACCTCATTGGTTGCCGTGTAAGCGGTGGTTGCAGCGGTAAAAGAAGCGCTGTTATCGTAAAGCGCCAGCTTGAACGTATTGCCCGTGCTCGTCGTGAAGTTGTGCACGGCCCTCATCAGCTCGACCTTGAAGCTGGTGCACATGAAATTGCCCGAGAACGCCATAGCTACTCTCCTAACAGATGGACCAGCTCAGGATGCCCTGCCTCATGAAGGCGCTGCGCAATCGTTGCTCGGTCTTGCTCAACAGCTTCCTTCAGATAGAAGGAAACCACGTGTTTCACGGCTTCCTTGAAAGCCCGCGCCTGCTCGCGCACCGCCGGATGCGACTGATCCCCGACATAAATGATTTTGTCGGCCGCGCGCTGCGCCAGTTCGTCCACAGACCATCCGCGCGCCTGCGTGGTGGCGACCTGCACCCCACCTACCATCACGGGAGAAGATACGCTGATCATGGCCCAGGAGACTCCGACTTGACGGGAATACGTATCATGCCATCACGGTACTCGTCGCGGCGACGACGGCCCTGCTGCTCGATGCCCAGACCCTGCAACGCCTCTTTGTACGCGCCCTTGAAGTAATTCAACATCTCACCAGGGCCCTTGGTGTAGCTGTACGCCTGGATCAAACACGCATACAAGAGCGCTTCCGGCGCGTTCGTGCTCACCCAGGTCGTCGGATTTGTCGAAGACAACTGCGGCGGCCGGTAGATGTAGCCAAGCTCGGCCGTGTAGCCAGAATTGGGCGTCGGCGCAACGTAGAACGTGTTCTGATCCCACACCGAGTAGTACTTCGGCACGCCCGTGGCCGACCCATCCGGCCAATACTCCTTCATGAACGACGTGTCGCGGAAATCCAAAAACACTTGGTCCCCGCTGACCGTGATCATTAAGTACCGATGCGTCAGGATGTCGGTGGGCGCGGTCAAAAACTTGTTGCCCTGCGTCAGATTCCCCGAGACTTCTTGCTTGAACACGTCCAAATCGATCTCGCGAAGAATCTGGTTCTCCGCCATCGTGATGAACGTGTTGATCACCGAGTTCGTGAAGACGTTGCTCCCCACTTCGGTGTAGTTGCGAATGTTGGTGACCAGCTCATCGTAGGTCATGACGTGCTCACTGTGACAGACCCAACGGAACCCAAGGCAATGAGCGCTTGGCCTTGCACATAAGGCCGCATGTCGTTGGTGCCGCGCGCACTGCCAAAGCTCTGAAACGCTGTAAAGCCTGGCGCACCCACGAACACGGACACCGGCTCGATACGATCGGGCCGAGGATCACGCAACGCGATCGCATCCCCGCGATAACGAAGCGGCTCGAGCTGCGGCTCCTTGGGCTCGTAGTCGTCTGGGCAGACCATGTAGCCTTCCCAGTTCTTGCGCAAGGTGTTGTACGGATACCGCTGTCCGCAGAAGTCACAGAGCGCAAGGGAATACTTGCCGGTTGCATAGGCCACTTCACACCCCTAAGTCCGGCACGAACTGCACGCTGGCAGTGTCCCGGTCTTCCAAGGCCGCCCGCTGGAAATCCTCGTCGTAAATGGCCTTCATCGCAGCCGAACGCTCCGGCGCGAACTTCAGCGACAGATAGTACGCGAGGCCCGAAACCAAACAAGGCAAGAACCTGAAGTTCACGTCCGCCGTGTTCGTGTAATCCCCCGCATCCTGGATGCGACGGATGCGGTAGTACACGAAGGTGTAGTTCTGATCCGCTGCGGGATAGAAAAACACCTTGGGCACGTTTGCACGCTGCACGTAGAACTGCGCAGGGCGCGCCTGCGTGGTCTTGTCAGGCACATTGAGCCAGTCCTCCCGACTGATGCGCTCAATGTAGACGTCGGTGTTAATGCCTTGGTTGTTCTGCCGAATGATGGCTTCGAGCACGTTGACCGTGTCCGTGGGCAGGTTGATCTCGTTGACCCCCTGGGTCAACGCGTAGGTCGCTTGCTCAATCGTCCACAGGTTCAGCCCACGATTGGCCCAATCGAGGAACAGAAGGTTGAGCGAACGGCGAGCCGAGTTGAGCTGATAGCCGCTCGTTGCTCGAATGCCGCAGCGTTCAAACGCTTCCTCGACCAGGTCATCGATCGCTAGGTCGAAGGTGGTAGTGCCGGAGGTGGTCATTTGTTGTAGAGGTTATCGAATGTTGCTTGCGCATCCATGTACGAGTCGTCCTGCTCCGCACAATGTGTCCACTGACTGGGCCTGAAGTCAGGTGCCCCTTCCCCTGTTTGCCAAAACGCAGGGCTTGTGACCCGGACGCGGTTGTTTGGCAGCGCCACAATATTACCTGTCCACTTGCCCGCATCGGTCAAAATCAGCACATGACTTTGCTTGTGCTGAGCAGGGCAATCGGCCACCTCGCTCTCGGCGTAGTCCACGGTGAACAGGTATCTACCCGTGTAAAACTCGCCGTCAATTTTGCACATCCAAGGGCTTGGGCTGGTCCGAGCAAACTTGATCACCGTATGGTGATGCGACGGGCAATCCCAAGGCTGCGCCATGTGCGTGGGCATGCGCTCCGGCCACTCCTCCAGTGGGATGTCTCCCACCAACGCGGTGATCGGCATGCGCGCCCACATCGCTCCCCCATGCACGTTTTCAGAGCCATCTACTTGGCTTTCACACCCGGTAAATACAAGCTGAAAACTCAAGCAACGATCCGGCATGACGTTGACCGCAATAACATTTGCGTGCAAGTACTCGCCATGATACTTCTGGTGCATGTGGGTAAACTCGCGTCTAACCCAGCACTTAAAGTACGGGATGTTGCTGATGAGGTATGACATTACTTAGCGCGTTTGGCCATCTTCTTAGCAGCACCGCCAGCAGCGTAGCCCTTGGTCATCATGCCACCAGCAGCGTAGCCCTTGGTCATCATGCCACCCCCCATTTTGCCAATGGGCTTGCCCATGGCCATGCGCTTGTGCTCATTGACGTTGCCTTTGTTGGCCATGCCGCCCTTGGCCATCATTATGGGACCCGTTTTCTTACTGGGCTCAGAGATCATCTTGTTTGCGGGGCCGCTTTCAACAGCACCACCACCGCGCGTAGCGGCACCCATTCCACGTCCAGCCATGATTATTTCCCCTTCTTCATTGCGCGACCGCGTGCATCAGCGGTCTTGGTCTTCATGGCACGGCCCATCTTGTCCGCCATGCCGCCTTTTTTCATCTTGCCCACGCCATCGGCCGCGAAAGAAGGCACCATCTTGCCGCCTTTCTTGACCATCTTCATCTTGCCCATCATCGCATTACCCTACCTTTCGGATTTCGTCCAGTTTTGCTTCCAGGCGGTTGAACCGCTGGTCCACATGGCTCAAAAACTTGTCAAACCGATCCTCCACTTCTCGCCGTGTGACGTGATCCCGCGCGACTTCCTCGCGCGTCCGATTGAGCAGGATGCCGAGCCGGTTCAGCTCATCAAACTTGCTCTTAATCAGGAAGGCCAAGACGCCCACGATCGCTGTCAGCACGATGTTCCAAATCATCATTTCCACAGCTCAACATCTCCATCGCCTGCGTGCCTGTCGAATACGGCTATTCGGGTCTTTCGCCGCCTCGGGATACATCTTCATCTGCCCCTCGGACCGTGCACAGTACGACGCACGGCGCTTTGCATCAGCAGGCGACGGGTCCTTCTTCGTCACCGCCGTTTGCAGCTTGCTACCAGGGTTGGCACGCCGGTAAGCGGCCACCCCCTTCTTGGTCATGCCAGCACCTTGCTTGGTGGGTCGGAAATTGCCCGACTTCACCGAAGTCTTGATGCCCATGCCCTTTTTGGTAGCCATTACGCAGCAGCCCCGCCCTCAAAAAGCAGCGTCACACTGGTGATCTCGGCCGAGCTGAGGTCGATGTAGATGCCGCTTCCGAACAGAATCCCCATGTCGGGGATGATGAGGTCCTGCGAGCCGATGGCTGCGGGCGACGTCAACGTCAACTTGGCCGTGCCGCCACTCGTGCTCCCATCCTTGAGAGTGATCGTGGCGGAGGTGGCCGTGTGCGTGAAGTACACCCCCAGCAAACGAGTGCGGCCAGAGACCGCCGCCGCAGAGGCGGTCTTCCGTACCGACTGGATGTTGCTGAAGCTCATGACGGCCTCCTATTAACGGGTGGCCGCTGCGAACATGTAGTCAACAGTGGTCGTCCGAGTCCCCGTGGCACTGCCCGACAGCGACATGGCGGCAAGCGCCAGCTCGGTCGTCGGGATGTCGGTGCTGTGGTAAGCAACCTGAGTGCGGTCGATGTAGAAGAACACCTGGCCCGTGCCCACGACCCGAATGCCCAGCGTCACGTACGCGTCGTCAACCAGGTCAATGCCTGAGTCCGTGGAGGTCTCGGTGCCACCCGACTCGGTCTTGCACAGGATCGATGCATTGCCGTCGTCGATCTGGAAGCAGATCCGATCGGCAGCGGTCAGCATGTTCTCGGGGTTGGTCGCAAAGTTCACCGTCAGGCCCACGCAAATGTCGGTCTGATCAGCGTCGTTGCACTTGATCTTGGTCTCAAACCAAAGCGACTTGTCCGCTTGCGCCTTGAAGATCTCGTTGCCCTGCACCGACGCGCCATCGTTGTCGGTCGTAGCGGCAGAGGTCAGCTCGAGAACGCCATTGACGATGTCCGCGCCGATGCCGGCCGAGGCTCCAGAGTCTTTGACCACGGTCCAGGCATTGGTCGAATCCAGCGCAACAGCCGTGAAGTCGTCCATGTACGTGACGACGTCGGTGTCAACAGCGGTGGTGAGATCGGTGCCCCAGGCACCGGTTGCGCCTTTTCCAGAGTACTGGAGCGGGCCGGAGTAATGGGTAGCAGCCATGATTTTCCTCACATGCGAGTTGCAGTGCGCCTGTCTGCATGTCGTCAGCCGGGACTGTCAGACGCACCGAGAATGACCCCGGAATGCCCTCAATATACTCGATGTTGAGGGAAAGAAAAAGGGGGCCGAAGCCCCCTTTTTCTAGGCCATCAGGCCCCCGGCGATCCGAACAAGCCGCGCGGATCACTAAAGCCGAAGCTGTAGCGCTCGCGAGCCTTGTAGCGGACGTTGCCAGTGTCGAAGTCGCCTTCGAAACCGGTCTTGATCGCCACGCGCGAGAACATCTTCATGCCGTTCGGCGCATCGGTCTTGATAAACCATGCGTCGGGGTCGGTCAGGAAGTGGTTCACGGTGTAGCCCTGCGGAACCATGCCCATGTTCCGAACCGCGTTGATGTCGTTGTCGGCCGTGCCAACACGAAGCGTGGACTTCATGATGCGGTCGGCAGTAAACATCAGCTCTTTCGGGATGATGAGCTTCAGGCCCTGAACAGCGATCTTCAGGCCACGCTCGTCCGTGAACGCGGCGATGTCGATCAAAGCCTGCTCAAGCGAGGTCTCAGACAGGTCAGCCGGAACGGTCAGCTCGTTCTTCAGATCCGGGCCGCCCAAAGTCGGGTGGTCCAGAGCGCAAAGAGGCTTGCCGTCACCGCCGATCGAGGTGTCGAACGCGCCGTTAAGCACGGCCGCCGCCTTGATCTGCTTGGTCTGCGACATCGAACGGGCCAGGGCACGGGTGTAACGCGCAGACAGACGATCGTAGAGGTTGTCCTCCACGGCTTCTTCGGTCAGCGAGAACGCCAGCGCGATGGTCTCGTGCGTGTAGCGAGCGGTGTAGACCTCTTGCGCTTGGTCGTACGCGACGCCAGCGCCTTCAGTCTTGACCGGGGCCTCGGCGAAGCCCGATTCCATCACCTCTTCCTCGAACGCGCGGTCAGAGGTCTCGATCGAGTAGATCTCGGTGTGTTCCTGCTCGTAGTTTTTGTACTCCAAGCCGAACAGAGCATTGAGGCCAGGCTCAAGCTCTTTCACCAGTTGTGCACGTGAAATTGCCATGATTAAGCTCCTTGACCGGCAACACCAGCACTACCGTACAGGTGCTCGTTAATCTTCACCACAACCACAGCATTGGTGCCATAGGCGTTGCCGGGAACATCCCACAGGCCAACGATCTTCAGGTTCAATGCAGCCGTTTTTGCAATGGTGGACGAGTCCAGTTCCATCGTCGAAACGCCCGTGGTGGTGCTTCCGCCGGTGCCCACAACATCGGCGTTAAAGCCGACTTGAGTCTGCGCAACCGACTCATCCACCTGGATGATAAAGAGCTGGTTGGGATCATCGATCACGTCGGCAATAATCTTGCCCTGCGTGATGTTGACCGAACCGGGGTAGTAGTTCTTCCAGGTCGGCTTGCCGGTGGTCGGGTCGATGTAGTTGCAACCATTGAACACACCTACCGCAGCGGTGTGGGTCGCAGGCGCAAACTTGACGAGGTAACCGTCATAAACGGTGACCAAGTCGCCTTGGAAAATCGCCCCGGACTGGTTGTCGGCAATCTCGTATCCGTACTGCTTTTGACCGCCAGTGGCGGACAGATTGCCGAGGGCACGCAGACCAAAGGGCTTGTCAACATTAGCCATTTGATGGTTCCTTCAAAAGGGTTACTGGTCTTTCGACCCGCCAAATGAGACTCGAGATCTGCGGGTTGGGCGTTCGATGACCATGCTCGAATGCGCATTGGCCTTCATCAGCTCATTGTCCGCAGCTTGAAGCTGATCTCCCGC